TGCTGAAGATGTTGCAGATGTGGCTGCTGCGCCAGCAGATGTAGCAGAAGCAGAAGCACTAGTAGCAGAACTTGTAGCACTTGTTTCTGCACTTGTAGCACTAGTTGCAGCAGCGGTAGCAGAGGCAGCAGCAGATGTTGCTGAGGTTGCAGCAGCAGTTTGGCTTGTAGAAGCACTAGAAGCACTTGTAGAGGCTGCTGTGGCACTTGCTGCAGCCGAGGTTGCACTAGTTGCTGCAGCGGTTGCACTGGCTGCTGCACTGGTAGCGGAGGTAGCAGCGGCTGTAGCACTGGCTGCGGCTGAGGTAGCCGAAGTAGATGCTGCTGTTGCTGAACCTAGAATGCTATCTACATAATCCTTTGGAGTAGCAGATGTTGCTGACATACCTGCACTAGATAAACCAGTAATGGTTGGGCTACCTGAGATAGTAGGGCTAGTTAAAGTTTTGTTACTTAAAGTTTGAGAAGCATCTGCAATTACAACAGTACCAGTTGTATTAGGTAAAGTAATTGTATTATCTTGAGTAGGGTCTGTTACTGTAAGGGTAGTTTCAAAAGCATCTGCAGTAGCACCTTCGAATGTAATAGAGGTAAACTCTGCGCCAGCACCTGCAGTAATTGTTGGGCTAGTAATAATAGGGGATGTTAAAGTCTTGGCTGTAAGCGTCTGGGTCTTATCTGTACCTACTACATCACCTTCACCAGATGCAATACCATGCATAGCATGGGTAGCAGTTCCATCATTGTAAGCAGCCGATGCTTCAATATGTAAATTAGATTCACGATAGTCACGGCCAATAGCCATATGCCTAACTACTGCACCAGCAGAGTGAGCCTGACCTGTACCACTTACCTCAACACCACGGACTATAGTTAAGGTATTAGTTGATACCGCACTGACATCTACAATTTCTTCAAGGGCTGTATCTGGGTCAATTACTACTGTAAATCTTTCGGTTCCAGTTACTGTTGCACCACCTAGTAGTGATGTACCAGAACCAACAACCATAGTAACAGCACCAGCAGTAATGGCTGATGTTAATGTAGTCTGTTGCGAACGGGATGAGTATTTGCGTGTTGTCATTTATGTTCCTATCGGCTGTAGTGAACTCGGGCTGGGTACTGTTGCTGTTGTGCTTTTGTTTCCTCGGCCAAGCGCTGTGTGTATAGAGCAAAGAGTTGTCGTGTTGCATTTCCAGATGAACCAAATGGACGCTTTGAATCTGTCTCATCTGCTTGTGGGCTAACCATTGCAGCACGGGCTGGGTCAAGATAGGTAAGTAATCTATATGCAGCACCAAGAATTACCACGTCTCTTACAGACTCAGGTAATCCAGTTGTTGTTGTAAATACATCTGAGTTAGTAGATAGTGCTGCTGGTTCAGTTGCATATACAACCTTTACAGTTCTACCAGGAGTAATAATATCTCCAATGGTTACTGTTTGTGATGTAGCACCCCAAGTAGTAATCTCTGGTAGTGCATCAAAATCAAATCTTTTAACACGAATCCATTCTTTAGATGGACCAATGCTTTCCCAGTGCATTGTTAATATATTTCTAATATTTAAATTCTCTAATTCATAGGTACTAACTGCTGCATTATATGTAAATGTTGTCTGCTTAACTGCAAAGATAGATGAGCCTAATGCACGAACCGTGTCATTAATAGCACGCTTTACTACGTAGCGTGGGAAGGTTGGGCTAATAATAACCCTGCTTCCAGCAGCAGCGGTAGATGGTGTGGTACCTAGATAGCCACGACCATACGGGGATATAGTTGCCGTACTAGCAATACGGTCAAATGAATCAACCCATAATAATTCTTCACCAATTTCAATAGTACCCTTACCAAGGTCTGTACTTGCAAGTTGTAAAACTGTAGGGCTAGCAATGGTAGATGTTGTAGTGGCTAATGTTGCAGTAAGATGTGTAGACTTATCCTGCTGTAGAGTATAGCCAGCAAGGTTAATAAGAACTTCATCAACCATATTATTTAGAGTAGACACTATAATTTACCTTATCTGTACTTAGATGTTTTTTTGGCTATTGGTTTTGGTTGTTTAACAAACTGTTTGCCTTTTGCATTACCCGCAGCCTTAGCCTTATTGGTTGCAGCCTTTTCGGCAGGACTTAATGCAGCCCATGCTTTCTCAGGTAGATATCTTTTCTTGCCCTTAGATGGTTTACCGTCAGAAGTTTTCCACTTCTGTGCAGTCCAATCCTTTAAAGACTTCTGAGATTTAGCAAGTGCCATTACTTGTATCCTCCGCCAGCCTTCTTATATTGCACAGCAAGTAGTTGTGCCTTACGGGCTGACCATTCCCCTGGGTCTCCGCCCTTAGAACCAGCCTTAATCTTCTTAAACAATGATGCTCTCATACCAGGCTTTGTATAGTTACCTGCTTGATTAACTTTAGACTTAGCCTTCTTTACTGGCATTACTTCTTACCCTTATTCCTTTTAGAAATTGCCGCTGCCTTAGCCTTAGCATCAGCCTTTGAACTAGCACCCCAGGCTTGCAGGGATAGTAGTAATCTTGTTGGTGACCCATCAGGCTTACGTTCAGGTCCTGGCATCCCGCCCATACGGGCTAAGAATGAGGCTCTACGGGGGTTATCCCCGCTCTTTACAGGTGCCTTGAGGGTTCCACCCTTGTAGGATGCTCTGCCCTTGGCATTAAGCCCACCCTTAGGATTCTTACCTTCTTTGCGTGTCCACGCTGCTGTTTTTGCCATACTCCCCGTACCTTCCAAGAACAGACCTAATGATTCCGTTTTTACCCATACGAACCACTAGGCCGTCTTTAATTTGAATTGAGTTAAATCCATCGTGGCGTTTATAACTACCAGATGATGCCATTACTTACGCTTAAGTCTAGGTAGTGAGATTTTAGTTTCAGGTATAAACAATCCTGGATACTTTTTCTCAATTGCTTTTTTAGCAGAAGCCTCGGCCCCTGCCATGCCTTTAGGAGATATCTGTTTTTGAAACTCCTTGATAGCATCATTGCCTGTAAGTTTTTTTCTAGGCCCAACACCTGGCTTTTTACGACCTGAATTTACCATTGTTGGTCTTGCCTTAGGCTTACCTTTCATTATTTCTTCTTACCCATTTTCTTCATGGTCATTTTCTTTACACCTTTTTTCATAACCATTTTCTTGCCTGACTTCTTGGCTGCTTTCTTTGCCATAGCCATTCCTTTTGGACCGTATGAATATTCTTTTCCGTTTACCATTGGCATATTATGCTCCTAGTTCGTTGATTGTTTTAGCGGTTTTTTTATCTATGTGTCTAGCATTTGGGTCCTTCTCAGCATTGTAAGCCCTTCCCAAATTCTCTGATGCTTTCTGTGCTGCAACTATCTTAGCCATAGTAGTTCCTGCTGGCTGGATACCTTGCTTACGAGCATCTCTATATGCTTGCAGTTCACCCTCCCACTTACGTAATGGCATAGATGCCCTACCGTTAGCGTCACCCGTACTTAATTCTAGTGTACTTATCTTGCATCCAAAGCAATTTTCTACAAATTCTGGATGTGTCCTTAGTTGATGTAAACTCATTGTGCTGTAAAATTATTCTCTGTAACTCCAACATTGCCTGCTATTAATCTAGCCTTTGTAGCATCGTCAACTATGTGACGGCTTCCACCAAGATAAACCTCTTGATAAGACTGTAAGTCTTCATCTACTAAATAACGTACTTGCTTATATATCCCTTTATCACGAATAATAGTTATCCCACGGTCTAATTTATAAAAGTAAAATAAGCGGTGTCCACCCGCTGGACCTTCTCTAACTATTGGTGTATCAAAAACATATGTAGTCATTTAAGTCCTTTATTAAGAGAGGGGCAGGGCGTAAGCCCCACCCCTCATTGCTACTAAAGAGCAGCGATTGATGAACCTGATTCGATTCGATATAGTGCTTCTTCACGGTAGCGAGCAAATCCAAGTACGCCGTACCAACCCATTGGGCGGTGACGCATTAACTTGTCAACTACTGGTCCGATAACTACATGTGGCTCCTCAGCAACGGCTTGTGCCATGGCTTGTGAACCGCAGATAATTGTACGGAAGTTACGAGTAACAGGAGTTACGGTTACAACTGTTGTAGCAGTTACTGCAGCGGAGTTTTCTACGCTTACTGTAATTGTAGTAGTTGAACCTGATGTTGCTAGTGCAGTAATTTTTGCACCTGAACCAACACCTGTTCCTGAAATCTTATCTCCAACCTCAGCACGTGAAGCGATAACTGAAGAAGAAGCAACACCAAAGGTAAACCCTGCTGATGTTCCTGCAACTGTTACTGCTGTTGTTGCTAATGTTGATTGGTCTGCACCATCTTTGGCTGAGTAAAGACGTGGTGACTCAATATAGAATGCACCTTCGTAGTTACCAATTTCTCCTGCCCAGATGCGGTCTTGTGAAGAACCGTATTGGTTAGGAAGTAGCCAGCCTTGTCCTGAAGAGGACTCAGCACGTAGGTCATGTGATACTTCTGGGTGGATACCAGCCCAGTATAGTGAACCCTTACGTGCAACAGCCTTAGCAGAACGTAACTTAGCGACAGCCCTACGGATGTCTGCTGAGTCAATTGTTGCTGCTGCTGTGATTGTTGCTGTTGAAGTCGCTGTTGTACCTGAGTAGATTACGTTTGTTCCAGCACGCAATGTCTCCATTGCTACTGCATCAATTGAATCTGCTAGGTTGTAAGCGATAATGTTTGCGATTGCTGGGTCTACATCAGCAAGGCTGAATAGTTCCAACGCACGTGTTACCAACACTGAGTTACCGTACTCATTAAGAGTAATAGCAACTGTTGTTGGTGTTGACAGTGCTACTGCATCTGGGTCAACTGTCTCAGATAGAGTAGATGTCTTTTGGGCCAAGTCAACGTACTTTTGTAAAGTTACGGTTGAACCTGGTGTTGATTGACGGGCAGGTGTTTTATCTGCGACTGAACGAATTAGTGGTTCAGAACGGAGAGCAAACTCCAATAAGCGGTCATACGCTTGCTGGACAAGACCTGCACCACCAGCGGTACCTCCAAGTGTGGAAGAACCTGTACCTGTGTATGCATTAGGCATTGTTTGTCACCTCCAAGTGACTATGAACGGAATTATTGTTGTGAGCGAAGCACATCCAATAACGCATCCATTGAATCTGCGTTATTAATGCGAAGAGATAAATCTTCCGCTCTATCAGGGGTCATAGCGCTTTGAGTTAATACATCTTGCTGTCTTAAGGCAGCCTTATCTATTTCACTTACAGCAGGCTCTTCTTTATTGTTCTTAATTCCAAATAAATCAGCATTATCTTCAAGCCAGTTATTAACTGTCTCTTCGTTAACCTCATCTAAGTCTTTAAGTACAAGTCTAGCAGCCTTTGCGTTGAC